CGGGCTGCCTGCTGAGATGCGGACTCAGTAATAAACTGGAAAAAACTTTTCATCACTTCTTGAGTTCTACACTTATAGATGCTTTATTGTCACCAATGTAACGCAAAACATCATTTCGTATCTTTATATATTTATCTTTGTGTTTACCCTCACACTTTTTATTGATGACACTATAGACGTAGTAAGCAAACTCTCCGTAGTCCTTACCGTTGTAGTCCTTGATGAGTTGTTTGATGTAATCAGACATAACGACTAATTCGTCTTCCACCTTTTGCACTTATGACCAGTCTAGCACCTCTTATGCCATAATTGTTTCTATCGCCCTTGTATATACACATAAACACAGGTTCGTTAGGACCAGTTATTGCTTCACCATTGTTATGAGTTTGTGCTGCTGCAACAAGTCTAAACTTATTAGCAGACATTGCTTGAAGAGTTATCCTACCTTGGAGAAGAACATCAACATTCTGAATACTTGGTCCACCACCATATGCATTACCATATACTGCCATCATTTTCAGACGATTGTCTGTAATCGTTCTGGCGACAGTTGTAGCAGGAGGAATACCATTAGGAAACAACTGCTGACATGTTTGAACAAACGCCATAGTTTCTGGATGTGCTGCCAACACAGGTTCACCCCTCTGTGTAATACCACCCCACTGCTGAATAGCAGTAGGACCAGAGCCATCTTTATGTGAAACAAACCCAACCATATTTCCATTAATATCTCTAAAATGGAAATCTGACTTGGGTGTTCCTGGAGTGCTCTCTACGTTAACTACCTGGTATGTGTTTTTACCTATCTGCAAGTTAACGAAGTCACTACCTAGTTTTTCTTTTATCTTTGTAAGACTCTCTCTGATACTTCTAACTTCGAAGTCTTCAGCAGCGGTTGTATTTTGTGTTCTACCAGAAAATATAGAGTCTTTATACAACTGAGTCAGTCGAACTTGACCATTCATAGTAGTAGGCAAAATAATACTGTTACCAACAGCATATTGCTCTACAAGATCTTCGACTGACCTTATGTTTTTAGCAACACTGGGATCTACCTTTACTTTTTGACCGTTTCCATCGACAAGAGTAAAGTTTTGTCTGGTTGCTATTCTTGTTTTAAAAAGGGAAAAGTTATTCCTCTTTTTAAGTTCAGTAGGTGATAATGATGCCATTATCCTTTTGGATTATTTATCCACCAAGTTCAGCACACTCACCATTAATGTAGATAGTGCCTGGTGGACAATCATCCTGACACTCAACTTCTTCCTTTTCAAGTTGTTCATCAATATCCACAATAACACTGCGAATATCAACTACACGTTCAGGAACTGCTTTAGGATCGTAAGTGTAGACTTTAGTGTCTGCAAATAGAGACTGTCGGACTGCTGCTGCTTGGCGAGCATCCATTGTGATAGTTACGGTTTTCATCGGTCGTCAGAGGCACGGTTTTCAGAGTAGTAGATATCAAACTGACCACCAGGATATCGCTTCTCAAGTTTCTTGATATTAGTTTCAATAACTTCTTCGAATGAAATATCAAGTGCCTGAGTTGCTTGTGCTACGTACCAGAGAAGGTCACCCAACTCAATAATAAGATGTTCTCGGTTATCGTCGTTCCAAGGTTTGCCTTGGAATACCATCTTCTTGATGATCTCAAGAAACTCACCACCTTCAGCATTGATCCCAACACCAGCAGTAAAAAGACGCTCAATATTGGCACCCTTTCCATCAAGTTCAACAAGACGGTCAGCAAGCGAAACAAAATCTTTAGAAGCATCGCTGGTTACTGCGTCAACAAAGTGTTCGTATCGTTCAAAGTTAATGCGCTTAGTCATTAGAATTTAAATCCCTCAAATGATTTCTTTGGTTTATCCTCCTCAGGAGTATACTCCTCTTCTTGCCCAGAGTCAAGTATGTTGTCTTGTGCTGTTTGTTCACAGTCATACAAACGCATCTTAGCACGGTCAATACCAACAATGAAACGTTTGTAGACTGACAAGTCGTTATAACGGTTCTTCAACTGCTTCACCATTATCTGACCAAGTTGTTCAAGTTCCTCAGTGCTAATAAGGGCAAACATAAGATCAGCAGTAGCAGGGAGACCAAAGGACTCAGAAGTGTCAGTAAGGTCAACGTCAGAGCTACCATAACCAGAACGAGTGGTCTGGGTGGCAGATACGATAGGGACCTCGGTTTCGACAGCCAACCCTCTAAGCTCCTCTGCAATAGCCTTAATATAGCTATATGAATTGACAGACATGCCTGACTTATAACGGGAGGAAGCACATATATTAAGGTAATCAATGAAAATAATATCAGGTCTAAATGACTTCTTAAGTGCAAGTTCATTAAGAAGTGCCTTAAAGTGTCCACTGTGTGCGCTGGCAGTTGGATACTCTTTAATTATAAGAGTACCTTGAGTTTTCTTGGCAAGATTTGTTACTTTGTTTTCGAATGTAGATTTAGGAAGATCGGTCAAATCCTGGATAGGAAC